GTATTGGTTCACGCGGTCTCCATAGACCAGGCGGGTGTTGCCGTAGCTGAAGACCGTGTCGTCTTGCTTGAGCTTCTCGGCGTAGACCGTGACCTCCTGGAGGATCCGGTAGAGGATTTTCTGTGTGTCGGTTGTCTCCACGAGGTCCTGGAGCTGCGTCGGGGTGATGCCGATGCAGAGCCAGTTGTCGTCGAGCTGGAGGTCCTGAGCGGTGAGCAGCTCGAGGTTCTCCTCGTTCATCATGGCGGCCTCCGTCATGCTCTTGGTGCTGATGGACTCGATGGTCATGGTCATCTGCCGGAGCTGGCCTTCCTTGTCGAGTCTCTCTCCCTCCCGGACGGAGTGGACCTCCACCCGCGGGTAGCCTCCCGTCCCTCCTGTGTAGACGCCCTCCCTGGCCAGTCGGTCAAGGAAGGCGGCGTACACCGGTCGGTAGGCGCTGACCTGATGCTTAGGCTTCCACTGGAATATGCGGGAGAAGATGCTCATCGTGTCTCTCTGTTGATTGCGTCCTGTATGGCCTGGACCAGGCTGCTCTTGTTCTTGTCGATTGCGGGAGCGAAGAAGGGATGGGGTTTCGTCCCGGCCTTTGCAATTTTTACGGCCATCGCCCATCCGATGGCTCGGGCTGCTTTGCGGTCTCCGATGCCGAACTTTTTGTAGGCCCACTGGGCCAGCTCGTCTGGGGGTGGCATCCGTCCTGCCCGTCGTCCGTATTCGACGAAGTAAGCGTAGCCGCTCTGTCTGTTCTGGGTGTCAAAAAAGCCCGCGTCGATGTTGAGGTCGTCCACCTTCTGGACTTTGCCGCTCAGACGGAGGAGACTCGTCACGACGGAGCCGTTTTTCCTGAGGTTGTCCTGTGCGTCTGCTACGATGGAAGCGGCGCCGGCCTGTAGGCCGCGGCTCGCCGCTTGTACCACCCGGTCTCCCTTCGCCTGGAGGCTCCGTAGGACTTGGTCCAGGCCCTCGATTTGCACGGGGCCGGCCATTAGACCTGCGGGTTGTCGGCCTGGTACCAGCCGCTGATGCGGAGGTATCGGCCGCGGTTGTCTACGTCTTCAGGCGTCGGGAAATGGATGGCGTGTCCCCGCCAGATGATGCCGTCGAAATCGACAGAGGGCTTGCGCATCTCGATGTCGACCCCGACGACGTCTATCTGTTGGAAGGTGGCCATCGTCTTGGTGGCGCTCATCTGCCGGACTGAGGCGAAGACCGTAAGGACCACGACCGGGTCGGAGACAGCGGCGTGCCCAAGCTCCACGGTTGAGGTGGTCTTGGTCAGCGTGATCTGCTCGTTGTACCGGCGGGCGCCTTTGGTCTCTCGTCTCATGTTATAGCAGTCCGTAACAGGTTTTAAGGATGGCCATCTGGTCGGCCGGCTCAGCTCCGTCGTAGAGGGCGGTGCCGTACTGCCAGACCACGGGGGTCAGCTTTGCGGCTTCGTACTCATTGACCTCGTTGGTGTAGGCGACCTTGATGGCGTGGCAGCTCCTCTTGAGGTAGAGGCCGTCCGGGTGCAGCTCGTACTCGACGGCTGCGCCCGTCTCGTCAGTGACGCTGGTGACGGTCTTCGCCCCTTGGTAGAGCCGGACCCGCTCCCAAGCAGAAACGTCCGTTATTACGAGCTCGAGGGTGCACGCGAGAAGCGCCCGGTCGGAATACTCCTGGACCGCGAGCATCGCCTGCTTGAGCAGTGCGTTGAGGACGTCGTCCTGGCTGTTGTCAGGAACACTGGCGTACTGCTTGAAGGCGGTGAGCTGGGCGGCCGTAGGGGCGCCGCTCTGTGTAACTCGAACCTGGATCATTTCTTTTTCTTGCTGGGTTTGGGTTTCTCGGGCTGGTCCTCCTGGACCTCCTCCCACCATCCGTTCTGGACCATCTTGGCCGTGAGACGGCTCGGGGCCAGGACCTTGATGGTCCCGGCCTCTATGCCGTCGTGGGCCTTGATGACTCTAAACTTAGCCATTGCGGGTCAAGTTTAGGTGTTGGGGTGGGTCTCTACCTGGTGGTCGTTGTTCACGGCGCCGGCGAGCTTGCCAGTGTTGGTGGCGATGGCACCGAGGTTGCCAGCGTTACCGCCGGAGGCGAGCAGGGCTGCCACTGCGGTGTCGAGGGCCGCGATCTTGATGACGCCCTTCTTGTTGGGAGTGGCGATCTTGACCTGGGCAGCCTTGCGGAAGTACACGTCGTAGGCGTCGTAGGCGCCGTTGCGGATGAACTCCAGCTCGTAGCTGTTGCCGGCGTAGGTCTCTACGCAGCTGCTATCAGCTACGAGAGCCTCGGACTCGTTGGAGCCAAGGCCAGCGGTGTCGCTGAGGCGGGTGGTGGGCAGCACGCGGAGACCGCCGAGCAGGCTCTTGGCCTGGTCGAAGATGTAGTTGCCGTTGGCGTCCTTCAGGGCCTTGAGGGCGGCGTAGGTCTTCCAGGTGACCAGGGCCACGTTGGCGTTGAAGCCTTCCTTGGCGATCTGGTTGGCGGCGTCGATGAGGACGTCGGCGTAGTTGGCGTCCTGGACTGCGCCAGCGGCCAGAGCGGAGAACGCGGTGGCGTTGGGGAAGACACCGTAGATCTTGTTGGGATAGTCGGAGTCGTCGCCTGCGCCCTTAGCGATTTCTGCGTCGAGCTTGTTCTCGATCATGCGGATGCCCTCGTTGACGCAGTAGTTGTAGAGCTGCTCGAACCAGTCCTCGAACTCCGTGGAGATCTGCATCTTGGTGGCGAGCTTACCGAAGGCGCGGGTCTTCTCGGTGAAGGCCACGTCGCTCAGGTTGGTGTTCTGAGCCAGCTCGCCTACATAGCCGACGACGGCCTGGCTGGAAGCCTCGACCCAGCCCAGCTTGTTGGCGGTGCGGGGACGGATGCCGAAGGCGGCGATGAAGGCATTGGCCACGGGGACGGCGGCGTAGATGGTCGGGTCCTCGGCGATGCCCAGGCGGTTGTTGGGGCTGATGACGGAGGTGCCGATGGCGGCGGGGTCAGTCTTCAGCTCGAGGGTCATCTCGAATTTCTGGGCCTTGGAGTTGAAGGCCTTCTGGAGGTCTTCCTTCTTTTCCTCGAGGGCGGCACGGAAGGCTTTCTTGAAGCCTACGCTGGAGATGTCCTTGCGGGCCTCTTTCAGCTCCTTGATGGTGACCTCCTGCTCCTTGATGGAAGCATCGAGGTTGTCGATGTTGGTCTGGGCAGTCTTGAGCTCGGCTTCTTTCTCGGCGAGCTTGCCCTTCATGGCCTCGACCTCTGCCTTGGCGGCAGCGGCTTCAGCCTTGGCAGCCTGAGCTTCGGTCTTGGCCTGCTCAGCGCTCTGGCGGATTTCTTCCGCTTTCTGTTCGAATTCAGTCATGGCTGGATTTGGTTTGTGGGTTATGGTCTATAGGTTGGCGAGCACTCGCCGGGCGAATTCGTTGTTGACGGCCTTGCGGAGTGCCTCGAAGTCCTCGTTGCTGAGGGCCTCGATGGTTCTTCTTACGTCCTCACTCTTTGCGTCCAGGAGGATGGCCTTGGGGTTGGCGGCCCTGGTGACGGGGCTGACCTCCACGATGGTGATTTCCTCCAGGATCCTGAGCTCGTAGTCGTAGCCCTCCCGCTTCTCGTAGCGGTACTTGTCGGCGTAGTAGCCGATGGAGAACTCGTTGATGGCTCCGGCCTTGATGAGCTTCTGGACGTCGAGGCCGGTGGTGGTGTCGAGGATGTCGGCCTCAATCCAGAGACCGATGGCGTCGACGCCCTTGTCGGTGATGACGCCGATGACCTCGTGGTAGTCGTGCTGGTAGCAGAGCTTCATGCGCTCAGCGTCCTCGCTCTTGAGGAACTTGTCGCATGCGCCGGGCTCGATGATGTCTCCCCAGGAGTCTACGTTGCCGAAAACGCAGGCGTAGGCCTTGATGTGGAGGGTCTTGCTGTCGCCTTCTTGGGCCTTGACCTCGATGGCGTGCAGGGTGGTTTTATGCTGGATTTCTTTCATGGGGCGTGGTTTCTTGTGCAAAAATACAACGCGTCAAGCGGTTATACTCTTTTTTGGGTGTGCATTTGGTTGCACGGTGCCCTATTTGGGTCTCCGGATGCAAGCGCAGGCGCAGTTGATGATCTCGGCGGCGCTGGCGCCCAGGCTGGTGTCGTGCGGGTACTGGAGATTGCCTCCCGGGAGGACGAAGGGCTCGTACTGGTCGACTTCCACGCCGTCCATGAGCTCGTGGGTGTCCCGGGTGTTGCCGAGGCCGCTGATGCACCACTGCTTGGTGAAGCCGATGTCGAGGGTCCGGGCAGCGGTGTCCGCTGCATCGGCCATCGCTATCATGGCCTCCGTCTGGGCGATGCGCCGCACCTGCCACTTGGCCAGCTCCTGGTACTTGCCGTAGATCCGCTTGGTGAGCTTCTCGACTCCAAGCGCCGGCTCCTCGAGCATCTCGTCCCGGAGGATGTTGATGAGGGTCTCCCTGAGGGTGCCGCTGACGATGACGATGTTGGAGCCTGCCCGCTCCTCGGCGTAGGCGGTGAGCTCATCGAGCCAGAGGGCGTCGTCCGCTGCTGCTTTGGCCTTGTTGAGGTCCCGGGCGGTCGACTGCGCCATGGGCAGGCCCGCGTCGCAGTAGAGGCCCTTCATCCATTTGGGGATGTAGCCGCAAATGGA